CTTTTTTTATGTCGAGTTAGTTTTGTATCACCAGTAACAGTTGCAGTTTTGCAGTCGCTGAGATCGCAGTCGTGGCGCGGGTTCTCGCGGGTCGGTGCGCCCTAAATATAAAAAAGCAAACTACCCTAACCTACAAAGGTACCCAAAAGCGACCTACATATTATTCATATTATGATTTCCCTCAAAAATAAAAAAATTTTCCCAGAAAAAATGAGACCCTTACCTGATTTTGATCAAGACTTGAGAACATGGGCACTTCAGACCCTTATCTGGAAGGAAGGGTTCTTGGATAGTAAGATGTATGCAGTTGCTGATCTCTATATTGGTATAAACAATACCAAAAATACAGAAGTACTATATACACTATGGAATGGATGGAAATCTAACCACCCCGACACTAAATATAAACTTTAACATATGTCAAAAAGATTCACCACAAAACTCGACGACGATGATTTTGGTGATCTAGTACTTACAATCCCTTATGAAATATGTGAAGAACTTGGTTGGTATCGCGAAACTGAATTGGAATATGATATAATAGATGGAGAGATTACTTTTAAAAAACTAGAAGATGAATGAAGAAGAAGTAGCAACTGCTCTTAATACTGTTAATGAGTGTTTAAGAGTTATAGGTGAAAGGATACAAGTATTGGAAGAGTATGTCTCTGATATGCCCTTACATGTTCACGATAAGTTACTTTATAAACCAACTAATCACGAAAATTACTTAAATATTAAGGAAAACTTCGATCACCTTTATAAAAGGTTAGATAAACTCGAAAATGGGATGTAAAAGAAAAGATTACTTAGGTAATATTATTACCGATCCTTGTGATGATGCTGATGCGTGTCTAAACTACGAACCTCTTCCTAGTGATAGGAGGATTAGTCTGACATACAGGGAGTATCCTCAGGATATTATACGTCAAGTTGATGCAAATGTTCCAAATCGTACTGGTCAAGCAATCATGTACGATAGTGTTCGTGTGTGTTTAACTCAGGGACAGGCAGCATTTGGTCAATCTGGGTTTGTAACTCCTTCAAGTGGTGCAAATTGTGGTAGAGTAACTCGTACTGCGACTTGTTACCCCGAATGTCAGAATGGTGCAAAGATAATATATGACTATTTTCCTTCTCAATTATCATTTGATATACAAGCAAGTGATACTTGGTTTTCTTATTTGTATGATACAAGCAATAATGCAGGTATCATAGGGACTCCTGCATTCTGGTTAGAGAATGAAGATAGGACAGATAACACTGATCCTGCCAATCCAGTTACTTTTAGTAATACTAACTGCTTTACTTGCAGTAATTTTACCTGTACCCCCGCTTCCACAGGTTGTTCTTATACTGTTGCAAGTGATATTGATTACACTGGTGACCCCGATTGCCCACATCCAACCTTATTTGGTATTGGTACGAACAGTAATAAGATAGTATTTGAGTATGATACACTGTCTAGTGTCATCCCTAACGGTGTTTTAGACCTCTCTGCGTCTTACGATGGGATAACATATAGCGATGCATGGAATGAAGGAGAGGGAATCGGCATTATTTACGACTCTACACAGAATACTTGGCAATCTGGAGACGAAGCAGCAGGTACTTTTAACATCTATGAGTTGAACTCTGGGTCGAAACAGGGTTTAAAGTTGAATGTCAAGGTCGAACCGATCATCGACGAGTCGGGATCCACAGTAGCATTCACTGGAACGAGGTGGCAAATACAGGAAATTATGAATCCTGGTACAAATTATGCTGTTGACGACGTTTTTCAACTTACCCACGCTCATACACACCCCGACAACACGACAACCACGTTCACTTTGAACATCAAAATCACTAGTGTAGGACCAGTGGCAGGTCAATCAGGCACAATTTCCGATGTTTTACGAAGAGGAGACACTCTAAATGGTCATCAAATCACTCAAGTAGTCCATGGACCGTCTATTGCAAGTGATTATGATACTTCAAAAGGTCTTTTCCCTTACCATTTTGCTTATTTGGACGGAAATGGAAGTAATTTTACCAAAGATACACAATATACAAGCAACAGAGCACATCAAGTTACAGTAAGAGCAGGTAAAGGAATCGTTGATAGAGGATTTTTTGGTGGATTATACGAGTTTAGTGAAAAATCAGTTCAATATACCATAGGAACTGTTGATAGAAATGCTCCTGACATCTATAATACACTAACTCAACCATCTACTACCGTAACGATAACTAATGGAAGAGTAACTAATGTAACTATTGATACAGATGGCGGAGGTTCTGGGTGGAATACACTTGGAAGAATACCAGAATTGAGTATTACTGCTCCAGTAGGTGCAACTGGAACACCTGCAGAGGTAGAAGGAGAGTTTAGTAACGGAGTTTTGACGTCTGTTACTGTTATAAATGGCGGTAGCGGGTACTCTAGCACAAATCCGCCACAGGTTACTGTCAGAAATATCCATAAAGTGCTCAATTCCGTAGCACCAAACGCTGCATTTGACGAAAAGCGCGAGTCAAGGACTCTAGAAGTGCTCGATGCGTTCCCAAATATCGGAGATGCGTTCCCAACTTACACTGCGGAAGACCAAAAACGCGATAGAGACGCATTAATTGCAAATTCTCAGTATCCTCCTGCACAAAGAGCGTATGAAAACACTGCGGACAGCGTACAATTCAAAACAGACCCCAATAATAAGCGAATCCACAACCTTCCACAGTCGGCATTTAACTCTGAGGACTTAGAACCTTACAAAAATGCCATGATAAACAAAGAAAACTACTCAAAAATCACAGAATACGATTTTGGGACATCTAATGAGGCAAGAGAGTTCAAAAATATGCTAATTAAGTCGCAAAAAGACGCAAATGACAATATTAATGCATATATGGATAGAATTACACAAGATGAACCAAATATTGCTAGGTATGATGAGTCATATATTGAAACTGTGCAAGGACCTTTCTCAGAATTACCATATGCGTCTCAATACACTAAATACTTTTTAAGGCAGTTTCGTCCTGATCCTAGACAAGACACTACTATCACTGTAAATCTTAGTGTTAATGTAGCAAATGTAGGAACGAGTCATTTTAGTTGCCCACAACCTCCTGCATCAACTAGACTTGGATCACAATTTAGTTTCCTTAATGGACCTTCTGGTCCAGGATGTCAGAATTGGTCAGCATCAGGAAATATGCTTATGTTGAATGATTTCACTCAATCAGCACAAACTTTGGCAAAAGCAACTGCTGCGTATGGTAATCCTTATCAAGTAACGTAATGGCAAGCGGACATCAAGCGTGTGCACTCTTTACAGGAACGTGTAGCGGACACGGAAGAGGTAATGGTGTGACTTGGCAACCTGGTCCAGGTGGAGGATTTGTTAGTCCTTGTCCACATGCATCACTTGCACCAACAATTTCACATAGAAGAGTTCCATTTGTTAATAGTTTTGCAACATGGCCACCTCATCCTCAAAGACCTAGGAATCCTCAGTCAGGTGGAAACGATCCTTTTAACAGAACTGTAATAGTAAATGACTTAGTACCTATTATTGATCAAGATGATTTGATAACTCATCCTACTCGAACGAGATTTACTACAATATCAATAGGATTTAAATGTTTGACTGTTAGATCGACTCCTGCATGGCATTGTACAACTGGTGTAGGTGGAAATGGTCGTGAACCCTCTGTTGGACATAATAGAAGATTATTTGCAACGTGTAAAACAGTTTTTATAGAAGGTAAAAGAGCAGGTAGGTTTGCAGACCCGTTTGGAAATAATACTGTGCCATTTGATTGCCTTAGCGTTGTATCTGGATCAAGTCCTAACGTTTTTATCGGAAGTTGAATAAATAGATTTAGGATCGGAGTAACTATGGTCGTAAAAGTAGACAAAAGTGAAGATTTTGTCAAAAGTGGCAAAGTCTTGATAAGTGAGTATCCTACCAAAAAGGAAAAGGATGTAAAACCACTTAGCAAATGGCGTTAAAAGACATTGATGGTTCAGATTTTAAGCGTTCTCGTAGATTCGAGGATGTAAATATCTCATTGCCTAAAAATCCATTTACAAAAGACATATATGGTGTTTCAAATGAGAATGCAATCAAACAATCCATCAAAAATCTTGTTTTAACCGTTCCAGGCGAGAAACCTTTTCAACCTTTAGTAGGTTCTAGAGTAAATGAGTTACTTTTTGAACCACTAGACCCATTTATTGCTGATTCTATCAAGGATGAGATAATAAATACCATCAAACAGCATGAACCAAGAGTAGACCTGACTGAAGTGACTGTTTTGCCTGTTTATGAGCGAAACCAAATTAATGTATCTGTTGAATATAGAATTGTCGGATTACCCATAGTTGAGAATATCACATTTGTCTTACAGAGACCTGAGTAATGCAACCAAACAACTTAACAGCACTAGACTTTGAAGATGTCAAAGCAAGTATCAAATCATATCTAAGAACTCGAAGCGAGTTTACTGATTATGACTTTGATGGATCGGCATTGTCATATATGATTGATATGCTTGCTTATAATACTTACTATACAGCGTTCAATGCCAACATGTCGTTGAATGAAGCATTCTTACCGTCTTCTACTGTTAGAGATAACGTTATTAATATTGCAAAGTTAATGAATTACACTCCTAAGAGTGTAACTGCAGCGAGAGCATCATTAAAAATCGATATACAGACAACTCAAGCAAATGGAGTGTATCCTAGCACTGTTACTATAAGAAAAGGTCCAGTTGCGACAGGTGGTAACTATGTTTGGAACATTTTAAGAGACACTACTGTAGAAGTTAGTCCAACAACAGGTATTGGAACTTTCCCAGACCTTTGTGTGTATGAAGGGTCACTTGTTACCTTCTCATACATTGTAAATACATTCGCAAATCAAACATATACCATTCCTTCTGCAGAAGCAGACATCAATACACTTTCTGTAAGTGTAAGAGCAAACGAAACAGCAACAGCAGCAGACATCTACAACAGAGTTGACACTGTAACTAACCTAGCATCGACTACAAGGGCATTCTTCCTTTCAGAAGGTGAAGATATGCGTTTTAACGTTAGATTTGGTGATGATAGTGTTGGAAGAGCATTAAAAGACGGA